AACGGGTGTGTAGTTCACCCAGTGGTCATAAGAACCACGAACTGATTTCATTGAATTTCAATGAAATTTGGAACTATATCTCGAAGATGAGAATAAGGCTTTGAAATATCATCTTATTGACGATGAGGGAAATGATATGCACGTCGATGTTTTGAAATATATTGTTAGATAATAGAAATTGGCTATGAATAAGAAATTAAAGAAACTAATAAGCGAATGCGTGAAGAACGTATTGGATGAGACCTCACGCAAACAAAAGGCAGTCCACGCCCTTAATGGGGAAAACAGTAACATCAAGACTATGGCGATATTGACAAGTGAGAATCCTCGTTATGACGTTACTTCCGATGGCGACAATAAGAATAATGGGGAACGGCGTGAGAATTTGGAAAAGGATTTGAAGTTAGGTCATTACGCTTGGTTTCCTGTCAAAGGTCACTATGAAGGTAAGGAAAACTCATATATTGTATATAATATCTCCTTGGATAACGCATTGTATCTTGGACGTAAGTTCGGTCAGGAATCTATAATATTCATTGATGACTCTAATTGTGAATATTGGGAACAAACAGGTGATGGAAAATATCGAAAGACACATGAGAGGAAAATGTCACAAAGGCTTGATATGAGCAATGCCGATGACTATTTCACACAAGTCAGTAGAGCTTTTAAATTTCAGTTACCATTCTTTGACGGAAGTGATGATAATCAAGAGACAATGGGAGAAAGCATCAGGTATACAAGTAATATCATTTCAAAGAATATGAAATCCATTGCCGAGGCTGACAGAAGAATCAATGAATCCATTAATTCGGTTTCAGGATATAATCGTTTTTGTCATCGTGGAGAATTATATAAGAATAATTTTCAATGGTAGATTAAAAATAAAGTGATTTATACAAAAATATATAATGTTTGACAAAATAGTAAAATGGGCGAGAGAAGACATTGACAAGATATGCCACTATTTAGTTTGTACCTTAATATCATTACTAATTACTTTAACGTTAGGTTTAATCTTCGGCATTACTTTATGGATAAGTGCCTTAGTTGGCATCATAATAGGCGTCGTCATTGGTATTATAAAGGAAAAATACGATTCAAAACATGGAGGTATATTTGACCTTGAGGATTTACTTGCCGACATTGCAGGAAGTGCGTCAGGAGCATTAATTGGTACAATTTTCATTTTATTAACTTAAACAAATTGGGGACTTGATATTTTATTCGTACCTTTGCAAACGTTATTAGAACTTACGAATAAATTTTTATCGAGATGGAAAAGAAAGAAATTAAACCCTTGTTTGGTGAGTTATGGAAACAATTAAAAGTCGTATGTCATATATTAACTGATATTGGAAAAGCATTTGTTGACAGAGTTGAGAAAACAGCAAGTAAGAAGGTAAAAGGAAATCCCATTACGACATTGATAGTCACAAATTCGATATCGGCAGTATTACTATTAGTAACTAATCTCGGTTGGTTTGTAAAATACAAGACTACTGTCAAAGATGGCGACTATATTGAAATGGAAGTTAGTAAAAGAGTTGACCAAGAGAAGATTAGAATCGAAGCCGAGGCTAATGAATCGGCGTTTGCCCGTTATGAGTTCGAAATCGACAGTCTCAGCCAAGAACTAATCAAGATAAAAAGTAAGAGAAATACTTATATTCCACGTAAGAAGACTGAATTGGAAAACGTTAATACTGAGAAAGTGGATGCCGTAAAAGAAAATAATGTAAATGAAACAAAGAAGGCAACTAATGGAGATGATTTTGTTGAAGTAACAGAATAATAAAAAATCCTGTCTATATTGATTTATAGACAGGATTAATTTTTAATATGAAGATATTAGTTTAATAACTTCCGCCTTCAATCCATTCCAAAGCCTTGTCTGTATATGCTTTGGCATCTGTTAATGCTTGTGCTTCAGCAGTAATCGCACGTTCTTTTTCAGTTGTTACAAGACCCTCTACACGAGTGATTTCACTCTTACGATTAGTAGTCTCAGTAGATAAATCATCAGCCGAAGCAATGTCATTTTCTGCGATTGTGACTACTTTATGTGTGGCATCATCGGAATCTGTAACTGTTACATTAACGTGACCAGTTGCCTTAGCCGTTACCTCGGTATTTGCCTTTGTTGCCTTACTATCTACCTCTTGGATTTTATCCTCAAGTTTACCTAAGGTATTATAATCTTCGGCTGCATCACCGAGTAATTCGGTCTTAGCATCTGCAACTGCCTTTGCAACAGAACCTTCCGTCTTGGCAACTGCATCCATTCTTTGCTATCAATGGTACGGTTCCATCGTAACCCCAAGGATCTGTATATATGTTATTCATTGCTGTATTATGTTAATTACTATATTATAAATAGGTTACAAATTAATGATACACCCATAAAATTAAGAACTTCTTTTATTAACGATTTTTTTAAAATTGACAAGTTCTTTTTCGGTTTTTCTTAATATTTGTTTTACTTTTGAAGGATTGTCCCACGTCTTGATCCATTCTTTGTCTTTATTACATAAATCGATTAATTCATGGCATCTTTCAAATAATCCACTATTTTCTAATTTTAATGAAGGTTCAAAACTACCACTATCATCCGAATTAACGATTATTTTTATCACGTGAAGTATTAGACCTATACAATGCCACGCTTCTTCTCCACTATGGCAGTCATTGGTAGTATCCACTAGTAATTTAAATCCTTCATAAATTTTTGCGTGAGGAAACCACGTGGTCTTTAGCCACGTGGAGGAATCACGACCTCCATTTTTTTTTTAATAATTATTATAACTTTTCAAAATTACTTACACCCACTTGTCGTCAATCACCCGATCGTCCGCAGTCCACTGACTTCGTGACAAGCCCACAAGTCTTCAGCCTGTGGGTAATTGACCATACCATCTGTTAATAGTATCAAGGGTAGAGTCATTTTGATTAAGTTCATATCCCCAAGAGCCTTCGGTCAATATAAAACTATCATTATACGTAAGGTTTTCGTTAAAGTCTTGTTCAAGGTGATTAAAATTCTTATTAAAGAAATCCTTACCGTACAATTGGATTATTTGTCTAGGCCAAAATATTTGCTTAATGTAATCCAATGCAAAGCTTGAGTTTGGATTATCCATTATATTGTATTCTTTGAATACGTTAATTACCTCTTCCTTACTCATTGCCCAAGGACTTCCTTCATCTCGTTTTACAATTCGATTAATTACCTCATCCCAAGATTTGACACTTTCATCCGGTAGAAACAGCTTATCCTTACGAAGTCTTAATTTCTTTTTGCCATTATCATCGGTATTATATTTTATTAAAAAGTCTTTTTCAGTATATCGTTGATATTGATTCTGACCATTCTCACAGACCCATACATATTTTATCATGTTCGGATTAAGGTCGCCCATAAATAACGCTTGGTGTTCATAGTTGTCGAATACACTTTTAGCCATTGCGGGTTTGTCAGAGTTACGAATATAGCTACGGTCTAATTTAACATCTTTTTTCTTATTATAATCCCAATATGTCTCATCAGGAAAATTTCTTGCATCGTCATCATATTTCTGTTTCTGCTTCTTTCTTTCATCTGCATCTCTAAATGGCTGAGGGTTTGACCCTTGGCCAAAATACGAATCTGAGTTATTCCATACAGGTGCTTCCAAATCAGAGGCTTTTACTGTAAATTCAAGAATACACATCGCCTTTGGGTCATAGCCAAAATCCTTGGCTTTGTCAAAATTAACAGTTACGAAGATGCCCAATGGATTCATTCCGTTCTCATACGAGTAAGTACGTGGATGATATTCTTTTCCACTCGTTCCGTTCTTGCATATATCCAATGCAGTTTTCAATGAGCATCCATGGTACACTCTGATTTTATCGTTATTCGTGATTGGCTGTTGGTTATATTTTTCTTGCCAATCTTTACGATAAGGTCTATCCATCCGTGATGTCATATCCCGATTGGCTGCGTCTATATATCTGACCTCATCAAGCTGTTTTCTCGAAAGTTTTATTATCATTATCTTTTTGAATTATTTATATTCATAAATAATTTGTAATTTTAATAAAATTGCTTCATTTTAAAGACATATTAAAATGAAGCAAAAACATTAAATTGAAAAATACTGTTATATTTATATAATATAATATTTATATCGAAATTATGCAGAATTTTAATCGCAAAGAAATCAAAGAATATATCTCTCAGAGGACAAATGAATTAATGAAGGAGTGTATGATACGTAATGGCGTTGATCCTCGTTGCAATAAGGTTAAGAACTTATGTCTTGAAGGATTTAATAATACACCAGACGAAGGCAGTTACAATTATTTCGCAGTCTCAAAATTAACGGGTAAGATAATAAACGCTTGGGATTATAATGGATACGATCCTGAGGACTTAAGGAGATTCAAGAAAGACTATTTTACCGATGATTTACTTGACAATGAACTTGACCCTAAAAAGATAAAGATAATTACTCTAAGAGGTCTCAAAAGATTAGGTATCGATCCTGACGATGATGCCAATTGGAGTAATGGCGATGAATGCCTTATTGAAGGTAAAACTCGCAAAGGAAATATAAGGGAGGACTTCAAGGATTGGAATTATGGAAATGACAATGAATTGGATGAGTCCGAAGATAACGCCTCATTGGATTTTTATGATTTCAACGATATCCTTGAGCGCAACGGATGGTCTTACAGTGCAAGTTATGATGTTTCAAATTCGCAAGGGCAAACAGGCGTAAGATATGTCGTAAATGCCGATGGCAAAGATTCTTCTTCATTCGAGGATCTAGTAAAACAATTGAAAGATGCTGCAAGTTCACCTGATGCTGTTATACCAAGTCAAGGAACAAATCGTAACGCACCTGAAATGAAATCGTTATCAATCATAGTACTTGATTAAAAAAGACTTTCTCGTATTATATATTCGTTTCCTTAGGCATCTTTAAAATGCCTAAGGATTTTTGTCTACTATTTATAATTACATTGGCTAAGAACTGTAAATGGTGAAAACTATCAAGATAAACGAAGATGTATATTATAGATATATAAATGATATAAATCTCATAGCTGAGGATGTCTTCATCAATGGTGTATCGAACGGCAAGAACAAAAATATTGCGAATCTGACCTACAAAAGAAACAATACAGGAGGTCTTACAAGAAATCATGGGAACATGACATCTCTTGATATGCTGAAGACAAATCTAATGGATAATGGAAACGGTCAATCGACCTATGAGGTTAAACTAAAGGGAGGTATCACGTCGTATAACATCACTGATATTAATGGAACTGAAGTAATGCATTATTTTAAGCGCAAATTCAATAATGAAGAAACAAGAATAAAATTAGGTGATACCGAATATGACTTGGAAATGCAGGACACTGAATTTAGGAACTTTATGCAGCAATTCTTGGATAAGGTGGATGCCGTCGTAAATTATCGTGCAAGTCAATTCATTGGTAATAATAAAGACATTACATTTTCACGAGTATACGTATATCCTGTTCCTTCGAGCAGTAATTTTAATACCGAGATGGCTAATCGTATCGTAAAGAATAGCCATACCATAGATGGACTACCGGTTTCGATAATCAATAGTAACCTTTTAAGGAAAGATACTACCAATATTGAGAAAGATGATGATTTTATTGCCAAAAATCAAGACTACTATGATTCAAACCGTTGGAAAAAAGGTGGTAATGGAGGTAGTCATATGCAAGCAGTAGACAATGACTTGAATCGTATGTCCAGATTAGAATCTGTTAAGGCTGAAATTGATAAAGCGAATGAATTTACTAAGATTGAAAATCGTAAACAAACAGGCACCCTTTTGTATCAATTAAACTATGTGCAATCAAGACTTAGTAATCCAGAAAAATATGGTGAACCCACTTTAAAATCAATCAAGAGATTACACGACTTATATATTGAATATCAGGATGCAGTCAAGAATATAACTGTCGTTGCTGAATACTACGATACCATTGCGAATAAATATCATAAACCTCATTTAAAAAAGGTGGCCGAAGCAATTAAGTATTCAAAAGGACCTTCAATCGAAGGTAGAACACAAAGAGTATTACAGATACTGAAAGATTATAATATGACAGACGGTATTCCTCTAAAGCCATATGATATCTGTATGTGGCAGCCTGCAAATTTCCAAATTAAAAAATTAGGAAACGATAGTCGAATGGCCTTACGTAATTATTTCTCCATTAACGATAAGGTGGCGAAGGACGAATTGGGGAATACCGATGACAGTATCGTAGTTATTTTTGATGATAATATATCAGGAGGCGCAACGTTGAGTGATATATGTTACCAATTGACAAAATTGGGTGTAAAATATCTTATACCAATAACTTTCGGTAAGATGAGGACTTCATATAGTCAAGGAATTGGTCAGGTAATAAATGCCCCTAAGAACGGTTTCAAATATTAAAGGATTCATCACAGTACTTTTTGAAACATTCATCGACCAATTCACCATTCAATGAGATATTAAGGTCTTCGAAAGTCATCGTGGGATTACCATCCGTATATTTTTCGAAGTCGGTCTTGATTTCATTCAATGCGTTCTTTACTACCCATGCGAAACTTCTACGTTTCGTTTTTTTCATTCTTCCATTTGATGAAAATTCATAACGAATTTCATCTGAATATTGCCTTAAATATTCATTGTCAACATCGTAGAAATCTGACTTTAATCTATCGATTGTCTCTTTGATAATTTTACGCCTTGCCATAGTGCTTGTTAATTCTTATGGTGCAAAGGTACAAAATAAAAACGGAAACTCCAAGGAATTTCCGTTAATAGACGTTAATGCTTTTAAAGTAATCCTCTTTGTTTGGCTTCGTCTGCCGAAATCTTTACATAGAGACCGTATGCCCTATCTCCCATATAATGAATAGGGTCTACTGTAACGAGGATATATTCAGGTGTTTCTAATAGAACGTCGTCATACTGTTGCACGTCATCATATATCTCGCCTCCACTGTCTTCACCATAGTCCCATTGTGCCAAATAGTCTAACATTCCTTGATAGTCATTGTTATCATACATTTGGTTAAGCGTCTCCATATCATTTTCATCTCCTCGGCCACTACTGCCATCAACCCAAATAACCTCTTGAAGTTTCGCATAGTCCTTTCCCTCGTTGACCATACGTTTCAATTCTTCTGTGACAAGAGGCTTAATTTTATTCTTGAGTTTCTGTCTTTCAGTAATCTTGGTTATTTCTTCATTTACAATATTACAGATTTGTGTCTTAACCTCGTTCATAATTCTTTTTCTTAAAGTATTTTGTTTCATAGCGAGAGTTTAATATTTATTATAATAATAAATATTTATCTATTAAAGATAATGCTTATTTAATGATGATGTCAATTAAAATAGATGAAAATAAATTAAGAGACCTTATAAGGGAAGAATTAAGTAATGTTATCCATAAGGAAAATGGTGTATGGAAAATCCGTGGTCACAAGGGGAAAGGCGATAACGAGAAAGATGGTGATTGGAAAGCGAAATATGCTTCAAAAGAAAAGGCACAGGCGGCTTTAAAGGCATATTTCGCAAATAAATAATTTACGGTATCAAGTTACTATATAATATGTTTAGTAGCTTGATATTTTCCGTAAAATGGAATTGATTTCAGTGCCCACTTTATTTCCTAATTTACGATAACCTTGATTCGTCAGATGAATGTTATCTCTTTGATAATAACCGGTATCCAACAAAGGTGTCTCGACGAAATAGCAATCAATGTGATTCTTCGAAAACTGAGAAATTACAGTAGAAGCTATCGTGGTTCTATTATTAACTATCAATCTATTATCCTCGGTTTTCACCCTATTAGGAATTGGGGCGACAAAAATTATCTTAGCTGAAGGATTAAATGTTTTTATTTTCCGATAGAACCAATCGTTCTCCTAGTTTAATTACATAATATTTAACATCCTTTTCGGCACCCCATTCGATTTTTCCTGTCGAAATTGTAATATCTTTGATAGTGAACAACATTTTAGGTGCATCTGAACTATAACCGTGGCGAAATTCGACAAAGTCATATTTACGTCCATCAAGGCGTTTAGTCCAATATGGCTTTATTTCACGGTATTCCTCGGTTTTATTTCCACTGTTAATTAAATCGAACCATTGTTTCTTCAATGTCAGATATAAAATCTTACTTTTTCTATTGATATAATTTTCCATATTTTATTAAATTAATTACTTTTTTTGGTAAAAGGCTTGAAATTGTATTGAAATGCCTATTTTTAATCTCATTTCTAATGAATGTTGAACTGACGGTATTGATCGGCATCGAATTTAAGAAATTTACGCCTTTGATTTTTCCATATTTGTTAAAATTAGTAACTTTATAATCCAATTTTACTAACTTTTCAGTCCTTGGGCATACATAAATTTCGAAATTCCTCAAAATCTGATAGTAATTTTTAAAACTTTCAATATTTGCAAAATTATCCTCGCCTAAAATTAAAGCAATTTCGTATTCTTTACCTTCGATTTCTTGCGATTTATTTAAGGTATCGCAAGTATATATCCGATTTTCTTGACTTTCGTGGAGTAATTCATATTCAATACAATTGTAATTAAGTCGACCATTATCTTTTATAGCCTCTCTGATTAGATTGCATCGATGTGGGAAATCTAATAACATATCTGAATGTTCTTTAAATGGTGAATTTGGACTTATCACGAAATCCACTCTATCAATATCCGTATTATCCAATATATAATTTGCCATCGATAAGTGACCATTATGTATCGGATTGAATGTGCCGAAAAAATATCCTGTTTTAATTTTATTGTTCATTGCTTTTATATTTAGATAGCTCTTCCTCTAGTTGTCTAATTCTTTGTACCATTTCATAATATTGCTTATATGATATAATCTTAAGTTTACCTTGATTCGATTTTGTTATGAATTTTTCAGCTTCTAAGTCGTAACGACTATCATACCTTACTTTTTCAGCCGATTCATCTCGTTCTTTTTCATTCAAAAATAAACGTATTCGTTTCAATCCCGATCTTGCGATTTCTTGATAATCGGTATCTAAATCGCATTGTATTCTTGGTTGCATTATTGCGTATCCAAATATCATGAGACTCGTAAATTTAAAATTTAAACAAACTTTTTATCAATTGCAAAAGTAATATTTTATAATGAAATCACCATATTTATTATTATAAAATAAGTTAAATAAGATGTTAATAAACTTAAATGAAAAAAGTTTAAGAAGTATAATAAGAGAAGCTATAGCTAAAACGATTACATATAAATGGCCGAATATGGATGTTGATTATCCACAAAATAGTAGGACTGCCCCAAAGATTTCGATAGATGAATTCACAGCTAATATGGGTAAGGTATATAAGAAACATTGTCGTAAAAGTGATAACCCAAATAAATACGACAATAAGAAAATCACAGCCGGTCAATTTATTGGGGCAATGAGGTACAATTCGAACGCCCCGAAACATTTGAAAAACGATTTAAATAAAATCGAACACGATGAAGAAAATTTCGATATAATAGGAGACATTAAAACTGCTGATGGTGTTCCATTTATACAAGGTCAATTCGGTGGAGATTGGGAAGCTGCCATATTTTTCGTCGTGTATTGGGACGGAAAAGAATTCAGAGGTTATATCCCAACCAAGGGTAATGCGTTCGACCGTTTCAGAAAGATTGCATTAGGTAATGATGATGAAGAGGATACTAAATTCCTCAATAAGGTAAGATATTACGATCCTGGAAATGGACGTGATGCAAATTACAATAAAGAGGAGTGTATTAAGGATTTCAAGCATCGAATAGGTTTATAAAAATAAAAAATTCGCATAATGATATTAAAATCATTGTGCGAATCATTGTCACAAAGTAAACCTAATTACTTTGAAAATGCTGTAGAATCAACACTTGCTGAATCTACATTTGTAGTGTCTACCTTTACTGAGTCAACCTCATCTGATGACTTTGTTGCTGAACTACCACAAGAAGTGGCAAAACTAAGTGCTACCATAGTGATAGCAAAAAATAAAATCTTTTTCATTTTTTTTTATTAAAAATTTAAATTATTAAAATAATTATGTCTATCTTTTAAAAAGACGTTGCAAAGATACTACATTATGCCCAAATATCCAAATATTTTTCGTTAAAAATGATGTATTTTTGACACATATCAATTAGTAGTCTCCTTTTCCCACCTTTTTTGATATTTCTTATAATTCTGTTCGAAGGCATCAAAATACGTTCTATCTATTTCGCAGCCAATAAATTTCCTATTGTTATGAATGGCAGCAAAGCCTGTTGTACCACTGCCCATAAATGGATCAAAGATTGTATCACCTTCATTACTCCAAGTCAATATATGGTCTTCCGCCAATTTATATGGGAAAACCGCAGGATGTTTACCTTCATTAACATTAAAGCCTACGGTATATTTCCATATGTTGTTACGTGGTGAAAAATCTGGAACTGGTTTAATATTGTTCGTTGGTATTAACTCACCGTCCTTATTATATTGTGTATTATTTCCCCAATTGGTATGTCCTGCCCATTTATTAGGTTTGTCGCAGATAAGATTACAAGTTCTTATTTTACCTTTGACGAACACAAACATATATTCAAAAATTTGAGTGTAACGTTTACTTTTTCTTGAGGACGGAAACGATGAGCTATTTTTTTCATACAGCATAGTATCGTGTAATTTGAAGCCAAGTTCCATAAAGTAGAGGGCTTGTTTGAAAGAAGTACCAGTTTCACTACCATTAATGGTTGCATCACCAACGACCCACACAACTACGCCACCATCCGAAGTAATATCCCATAATCCTTGAGCTACTTGTTTAAAAATGTCAAAATTCCATTCAGATGAATTATTATAAGTTCTCAAATCATCATATGGAGGCGAAGTTACAGTAAGGTCGACTTTTACGTTATTTAACTTAAGCCTCCTCATAGTTTCTCTACAATCTTCATTAAATATCTTTATATTTTCCATTTGTTATTATTGATTTAATTAATCTTTTTTTATTCGAATAATATTCATCTGCATTTATCACCCATGAAGGTAATTTACCTTGTTTGTAATATAACAATCTTACACCATTTTCGTTACATAATTTATATTTTCTATTATCGCATTCCCTTACATAATCAAACATTTCTTGAGGCGTTTTTATAGTACTGCCGAAATTGCAAGGTTCAAAATGTTGTATCCCTTGACATTCAATAGCGACATTATAATCAGGTAGGTAAAAGTCTAATGTCTGTAAGCCTAACCATTTAAAATTTTTCTCATATTCAAATTTTATATTATATTCTTTTAATAAGCAATATATTTTCCGTTCCAAATTGCTCATTTTACATAAAGGACAGCCATGCCCTGATAAATGTGAATGCGGTGACTGTAAAAATACTCCGTGCTCTTTTCCATTTTTATCTGCTTTGTGACAAATAATCTTAATAGGCATATCGTATCCATTGTATTCACTTAATTGATAATCATATTCGTCTTTATGAATGCCTTTAGCCTTTTTAATAAAGTCTTCAATTGTGAAACTCATTTTCTCCTTTACCTTTTTAATACCACATTTCGGACAGCCATGACGACTAAGAATGTAATTAGGCTTCGTCCAAAATTCACCATGTTTAGGGCATATCATTTTTATATTCGTGTGAGAATTAACATAGAGTGCGTCATTAGCGACATATATCTCTCCATTATGTATCTCATTCACTTTATCTTTAAATTCTTTTGTGGTGTACTTAATACCGGTCTTACAGCATTTGTGGCATCCGTGCCCATTTAAATGTTTATACGGTGTCTGCCAAAATTCTCCGTGTTTGGGGCATATAATACAGACTTTGACTTTTGCGTTAATATATTTTGTCTTTGAATAATTATACTTATTTCCATGTACTTTTTTTGCCTCTAAGATAAATTGCCTCGTAGTTTTTCTTGCAGTCATTGGCAATTTACTCTTTATTTAATAATTCCATTGCATTGCCATCAGCGCACGCAGCTTTTAGCATGAGAGCTAATGCACCATTGCCTTTATTATTACTCATATGTCATCTTATATATAAAATGTTGTCACAAAGGTAGTACTTTTTTGTGACAACATTATAATCTTTATCGTTAATTAATCTAAAATACTTGGTTTTTCAACCTCTTGCCATTCATTGTCAAACCATTTACCGTTAGAGTTTGACCTAATTCTCCATATTGGTGTAGGCTTGTTCGTCTGACAAGCGATAGCTTGACCATTCTTCCAATCCTTTAATTGATATGGATATTTAGTTATTGCTTCCTTATCACTCTTAAAATTCTCAATATTGTTTTCGACATCATAAGTTTCTTCGATAGGAACAATACAATAATAGGTATATTCTCCTCCGCTAGATTGATCAGCACCACTATTGCGACTCGCCCAAAAATATATTCCCCAATCATTGTTGTTTGAATAACTATTCTTAGGCATCCCTGGTTTAATAACGCCATCGGTTATCTTCGCCGAACTATTATGATGCATTATAACGTTGTCGCCCACTTGGAATACCTTTCCCATAAACTCTTGATGTTTCTGCTCTCTATAACCTTGAGTAGCATCATCACCGTCATCGACGAGATAGTTTTTAAATATCAATGCAAATATACCATTTTTATATTCATCATTGAGTCTTATTTTATCGAAACGACTATCAAACAGCGAATAAAAGTATTTTCCACCATCAGAGCCTTTAGGGTCAGCGTTTATAGAAAGGTAATTACCTATGAAACTACTAAATCCTATTGAATTAATGATTTCTTCTGTATAGTCGGGATAACATAGGATGTATTTTCTTTCGTTCTTACGCCAATCAGAACCTCCATATATAATTTCACCTATGAACTGCCACCCGTTAGTGTCAGCATTATCAACACCAATCTCGACAGTGCCTTTATCGTTATGCACCGTGTATTCAACTAATCGTTTAAACCTATCACGATAATCACTATATATTTTTGACATTTAATTTAGAATAATATTTTATTATAGACCTCTTGCACATATGCAGATAGCATGTTTGCCATTGATTGATGCCGCTTCATAAGTTTCTATACGCAATAAACGTTCAATACTTTCATTACTAAGTCCTTTTATTCGTTCTTGCTTTCTATCTTTGAATGTCATGGGTTTATCGATTTCATAATTATTGTCGCCATTATCCAATTTATTAAACCTATCAGGATCAGTCTTATCTATTTCTTTACCATCAGTAAAGCTGAAGCCTTTATTACCTATTCGACTCATAAACATCGATTGTATATTTTTACGAAATTGTCCACTGCGAACAGTATTCTTATAACCAGGATAATCATATGTATTAGTCCCTATCAAATAACCCTCTGTTGTTCCTTTTGGCGAATACAAGAAAGAATCTTGATTATAATATTCAGAAAGTTTAAATAAGACATCCTTGAAATTAGGGTCATTATTACGATTGACGACAAATAAGGATTCTTCTTGCCCTTCGATGCCACTTTCACGGTATGTGCCTCGAACCTGCGTTACGCCATAACCATATTTAAGTAACTTAGCCTTTAATTCACGATTATAAAACTTTTTTTCTTCGGTACTAAATTTGTCACCGACATTAAACATTGCATCAGTTACAATCTTGTTTCCTCGATGCCCTTTTTCGTGAGTAATGTGTTTAGGTGTAAAGGTTTCTTTTGTCACATTTTGTAATGTGTCTCGCCACGCTGTTATTATTGCGCATTCCTCATTCTTGATATATTCTTCGATGCGGTTAAGGGTACTTTCATTGAGCATTTTGTTAATACTTTCACGGATGATACTCTTTAGCTTATTTTCGTTTAATATAGTTGCCATATTTTTTGTTTTAAAATTTATATTTAATTATTTAAAAATACCTCTCCGAGTGTTTCTCTTTTCATTCTATCAAAGTAAGTACTTGGACCCGGTACAGTATACATTTTACTTTCAAACTGAATATCTGCCGTGAATCTTTGTGGCTTAGTGTCAAGACCCATTTCCTTGGTATCTCGTTTACTTCTATTTACAGTTGTATAATATGTTTGTGAGAAGTCATTTATTTTAAATTTTTTAGTGGACGTTTTGTTTATTTTTACACCTTCTCCGTTAACCCATATAGGAGCTTCGTCAGGCGCTTGAATATAAACGCTGTCTTGCTGATATTCATTACACAAATGTAATGCGAATTTGAACAATTTCTCGAATGGATAATAGTCGGTCGCATAATGTTTACCGTGACAGTATACAATGTATGACGGCTCAAAGCTATCAGTAACATCATCACTTCCGTGATAACCTCCGAATACCGGGGTATATGCGAATGGAGATTTCTTCAATTCATCCTTTAAATCGGCTTCAGCTTGTTTATTACGCTGTGAAAGCCATTGCTTCATTACCTCGAAATCTGACGGGTTATCAATTTTATTTTCATTACACCACTGTTCGTATTTTCCAGTCAAATCATTATGAGGATTACTGCTTGAAATTTCACTACGGTTTGCTGAAATTATTATAAAACCATATTTACCATGACTAAGTATACGATTAATTCCTGCCTCGTTTATTAGTCTTAACCCTTTTTTGAAGAAAGCATATTCGTTTATTTCTTTATTAGTCATACTTTTAAATTATTTGATATTAAATAAATATATAACGAACAAACCTTGCCCGTCATATATTATTTTATTCAATTTATTTTACTTAAATTCTTTGGCGATTTCATCTGCCAAATCGATCTTTTCCCAAGGATAAAAACTTTCCAAATCTTTATTTTCATTCACGTCAACACCATAAAATCCATAAATTTCGTTAAATTGATTACGTGGGAACGAATAATCGAACTTTGTCATTATACCATAAGGAGTCAAATTGACTTTCTTTTGTATCCACTTTTTAAGGGCTTCAATATTAACACTCTCGATTGCGCTTCCAAGTTCGATATTCACCGATGATGGTTCAGGTACACCAATCACATATGACAATTCGACTTTGGCCGTCTTTGCAATACCAGATGCAACGATATTCTTGGCAATATACCTTGCCATATAAGCAGCAGAACGGTCAACCTTAGTATATTCCTTGCCCCCAAAGGCACCTCCACCTATGTTGGAATAGCCTCCATATTGATCAACTACAAGTTTTCTGCCAGTAACGCCACAATCAGATATTGGGCCACCTATATGCCAAGCACCACATGGATTGACTGCGACTTCAATATCGCTCTCTCTTCCCTTGAGGTATTTATCAAATGTTTTATTATCTATGCTGACGGCGTTACTGAATATAGCTTCTTTCACAGTATTTCTAACCGTCTCAACGTCGACATTCTTATCATGCATCGTTGACACAAGGATGTACTTAACCTTGTTCTCGTATCCATCATGTTCGATAATTACTTGCGATTTAGTGTCAGGACCAAGACCCTTATCTCTCTGTTCTGCGACCCATTGGCAAATCTCCTTTGCCAAATAGTGTCCCAAAGGCATATATACATCAGTATCATCAGAGGCAAAACCCACGACAAAACCTTGATCACCAGCACCAATAATCTCATCACTCTTATCCACACCATTATGAATCTCCGATGACTGCTTTCCTATAAGGTTAATAATCTTAATATTCTCAGGCTGAAGATGGTGATTTGAAGGGAAGCACAAGTCCTTAAACACTGAACGAACAATTGTATCATAGTTAATAACAGCATTTGATGACACCTCACCTCCAAGAACAACAATATTATCCTTAACCATTACCTCGATACCTGCACGAGTATTCTTATCGCCCTTGAGGTATGCATCCAATAGGCTATCGGCGATGGTATCAGCAATTTTGTCAGGATGACCACAGCTTACAAATTCACTTGTAATAATTTTTTTACACATAAAATTAATTGTTTTTAAAATGTTATTTAAATTAATATTATGTAGTGGAATCTGTCTTTGAAAATAGATTTTTAGCGTTTTTATCGAGGTGCAAGCACTACAAATCCCCTCGTTTTGTTTTACGGTTGCAAAGGTATGAACTATTTTCGAATTAACAAAATATAATTTGTTAATATATCTTAATCCTTATTGAAGGAAAAGAAATAATTGTCATATTTTTCAACTAAAGCCTTTGCATATTCTTTAGCTCCAACATTAGTCTTAAATCCGATTTCAGTCTTGGTACCATCGGATAATTTCAAAACTACTTTAGGATATACTTTTATCTCTTTGGTAATGGGGTCATAATATTCAAAAGAATCTAAATGTCCTTTTATGTTATCCTCAGTATAATAAGGTATCGTCTCGTTATGCATAAAATACCTTGATGGACGATACACATCGGCATTTCGGTTTAATGAATATAATTTGTTACGGAATATCCAATTTATGATGCCTTTTACGCTATTAATTGGATAATGTTTCCATTTGTCTGATATGGCTTCTTCGACAACATATATTCTATTAATTTGTCGTATGTTATAATAATCTATCATTTTGATTAAAAAAAATTTCTAAAGCAAGAAAATTACATATATTTTTTCAAATGTAACAAACACTTTACCTTTTCTTTATCTTTATTCAAATTCTCCCAATAAGTTTTCTCGTCAAGCAAATGATTAATTTGCTCGATATCATCCTTATCGGTATTCTTTATTTTATCATTAATTTCTTCAATACGCTTGTTCATTGTGTGATAATACTTTAATGTATCACGTATTTCATAATATTTAAGGTCACACACCATCCATATGAATATCAGTACACAAGCTATCAGATAATAGATTAAGAATTCTGTCATTAGAATAATATTATAATTTTCTATTGGTAATCTTTTCAAATATTTCCTTATGGTCAATTGCAATGTAAAATGCAAGTCCAACGAGGAACACGGCAAGCCAAGATGTCAAAGATATTAAAATATCTTCTAACCATTCACGTTTGGTCATTGATTTCAAACCTCCATCATTACGATGGTAAAAGATACTCTCCCATACAAGGGTAGCAAAAAATGCGATAAAAACACCGAGTAAATACATAATCTAATTTATTGTTTAATTGAATTAATATTGCAAAGGTATAAAAAAAGTCGGAATACCCAAAATATTCCGACTTAAAAAAGTTTAAAAAGCATTCAATTATTTCATTTTTAACGGTAAATGTTTACTGATTACCGTATTTTCTAAGGTTTCCAATAACCATATTGGCGATGTTCTGTCCTAAGATACCTTTCTGTACGAGACTTTGAATTGTCTTAATGGCTGTTTGTGCATCACTAATGTTTGACTGTTGCACACCTGCGTCATAAAGTGACTGACCGTAATCTTTTGCTCCTTGCCAAGCATTCTGTGCGCTGTTTGCAATTCGATTGCCCATGTTCTTGGTACCTTGTACCACACGGTTTTTCATATTGGACATTGCAGAGCCTGCGTCACGGCCGAATTTTTTAGCCATACCTCCAAGGAACGAGCCTAACCCCTCGTCTTCTATTGCTTCTGTTATACATTCACTGATGATGTTGTGTAATTCACTCTCAGTAAGTCTAAAAGTCTGTTTCATAGATAAATTAAATGTTTAATATTATATAAGTATTAGTCACATTTATAAAAATTACATTTTAATGACGACTTTACTTTGTTGCATATGTTGTACTGGGTGAGGCTTCAAAATAAACCATGTATTTCCATTGTCATATGAAAATTCCCAAAAGGTATTGCTCATATGGTCGGTCATCTTTGATTTATTCTTGAATGTTTCAGATGTAATCGTCCTAAAACGTAATGTTTTTCCGTTTCTTACTGCTGCACCATTCAAGGTATCTATTGCCGTCCTGAGACCTTTTTCACCTCCTGCTCCACGGCCGAACAATTGCAAGGTACTGCTGATTTTATCAGTTCCAAAGTTCTTTACCTTATAGAACATAAATTTATTGTCTGATACTATGATATTTACCCCTTTGAAGTTTGCCCCATTATAATCTACTGTCGATGGTTGCCTTAAAACATCATTTGGTGTATGCCCCCCGTTGTCGACTGCTAATGGATTTACCCCAAGTTCACGATTTGTTTTATTTCTTGAAAATAAAGGCGTAGCCGAGTCATCGTAATATCCTTCGTCAATGAGGTCTTTAATGGTTTCATATTGGCTTTCAGTTAATTTAATGGTATTGCCATTAGTATGTATTTTTGCGAATAATCTCATTCTTGATAAGTGTTTGTATTATTCAATAAATATAGCCTCATAAGACTATTTATATATAGTTAATTATAAAGTTATTTACCAAATGGATAATACTAGCGATTTAAGACGATATGACTATGGTGACTATACACCATTATCTTCTCGTTGTGAACAGATTAAGGAGTATCTGGACACAAAGTTAGATGGTATGGATTCTGGACATATATCTACGACAATACGTGATAGCGTAAACGAAAATATGTGCGACATAAAACACAGATTATGTCACACAAATTGCCATATTGAGAGCGCAAAAAATGAGATAATCGAAAAGGTTGAGCAAGGCAAAAGTCAATGTGTCGCATTTCACGCTGACACTAAAGAGGAGATAGCGAAAGCAATAGACAACATTAATCAACACACTGATAATAAATTCAATGAGATTGACTTTGAGCAGAAATTTAGTGATTTGAACGAGCAAATAAAGTCATTGAATAATTTAAAGTTAGGAGAATACAATGCATAACAATTACTATGATTATGGCTTCTGTGAAAATAACCCAGCAGTTGTCAAGAGTGACGTAAAAGGTATTGACGATAAGATTATCGGCAATATTTATACTCTTCAAGAGGAAGAACGTGCATGGAAAAAAGAGATTAAGCAACACATCATTAATGAACACGAGGAAACTCGTGAAAACGTCAATGAACATACAACCAACGAAGTTACTGATGCAAAGAACGCAGTAATGGAAAAACTTAATGACATTGATACCAAGTTAAGCACGGCAGCGAATAATATTGTGTCAATCAAGAATAGTCAGGATACTCAAACTGATTTATTGAATACAATAAATAATAAAATTAAATAATTTTTTTGCATAATGAATAACCCATTTGAATATAATATTCACGAACAGAGAGAATGTGTTTCTTTCTATGAACAGCGCAATGCAAAGTATAAAGAAACCGCCGAACAAGGTTTCGATATTAATGAAAATATGTCATTTAGAGAAAATATAGAACCGCCTACCCCTCAAATAATGGAGGTAGACGGTTACGAACCACAAAAAGTCTAAAATAATTCTTCCAAATCAGACAGCAGTTTATTATTGCTGTCTTTTTTATTAGCTACTGTCTTCATCTTTTTTTCTTTCTTCGTTTTTGGTAGTTCAACTTTTTCCATCTTTTTTAGACGAGCTTTTGCCATTTCGACACTGTCATTTCTCAGCAAAGGTACACGACCTATAAGGGTACAGACCTTTGTTTCGATATAATTCAATTCATTGATTATATCTTCAGGCTCTGACATACTACCGGTAGGTGGTACTTCCTTTTCTGAGATAAAGCCCAAGACTTTTTTTGCCCTCGTGTATGCGACATACATCAGATTTTTTTCTTGTATTCTTTCCCATTCGTGATGACAATTCTTTGACGGCATTGATGAGTGACACAATATATATACATTGTCAGCTTCAAGACCTTTAGATTTATGTATCGTTGATAAACATACCCCTTTGGATTCCTCTTTGAAAATCTTTCGTATACGTTCCTTAAGTTCTGCTTTTGAAGTACAATTAAATGCCAACACCTCCAACGCCTTGAGCGTATCATATTGTTCCATTATATATGATGATAATGTCGCATCATCAATGTCGAGACCACGTTTTTCAACGAGTTTATCCCTTGCATCAAATAGTTTATCATATAATCTTGCGAACACTCCATCTTCTTTTAATGTAACATTTAATTTCTCGAACTTTACACTATCGAGTAAATTAATTAGGTTAGTGCCTATATCGAGACCTTTAATATAACAATTTATGCCTTTTTTTATGAGTTTAGCATATACTTTTAACAATGGTGCTTTTGAACGAGCCAATACCATATCACCATCTTTAAGACAAGAAAGTTTACATCCATTTCTGATTTCACCATTAATGGCATCATCTTTCGCAAGAATATCTTTGACAATAGACTGAGAAAATTCAATAATTTTTTTACCACAACGGTACGAGACAGGTAAATTGAATACCTGGGTGTTCTCACTCTCGCAAAGTTTCTTAAAATTGTCCTCGTGCGAGCAAGCAAAGAGATTTATGCATTGTTTTTCATCACCTACACAGACCCATCTGCCAACATTAGGCTTAACGCATCTTTTGAATAAGGCTATCGCTGCGACAGAACTATCTTGAGCCTCATCAAGGAATACCCAATCGTATACCATCCCTAATGGTTTTAAATCCAATGCCGTAGGCAACCATAACATATCGGCATAATCGATGCTGTTTACATTGTCTTTGCCCCATTGCAGACAACGTTTGACAACTTCGACTTCATTCGCAATTATAGGAATATCATAACGTTCAATTACATTGTTAATATCGTCATCTGTTTCACATAATGACAAACGAGAAAAATCAATCAAAGTTAAGATATTCTCAGTATACTCGTTAATCTGATGTTTTTCAATATTGGTTTCTCCATTATTAATACCCGTTATATCTAGGAAATTACCTTTAAGATATGTTCGGTATTTGTATTCATCAACTATAATGTCATTACCAAGATTGCGACGTATCATTCTGAAACCTAAACTATGCGTCGTATACGCCATACAATTTGAATTACTCTTTAATTTTTCATTCAATTCATCTGCAATGGATTTATTGAAGGCAATAAAAATTGCCTTCTTCGTTTTCGGAATAAGTTTCATTGCATTTACGATAGTAAAAGTTTTCCCACTACCTGCCTTCGCCGAAATAACTGCATTTCCGCTACCATTTGTTATGAAATCAAATATCTTTTCTTGATAAGGACTTGGTGTAAAATCTAATTTTCTTCTTACTGCCATTATACTCTTAATTTAATTATTTGACTATTCTCATCTTGAAATTTTGCGGCGTTTTGTAACAAGAAATCCGTAAAGCAATTAATTTCATCAGCCGTTTTAATTCCAAGAGTATCCAGTAACCTTTGTACGCTGTCATTTATCTCTTCCTGCTTGAAACGCTGAACGAACTCAATAATATCAATATCACCTTTCTCTGGTTTCTTCAACGTAATTATGCAGCGATTTAATAAAAGATGTATTCTAATTAACGTGTCGACTTTTATTACATAATAAAGACGTTCGTCCATCAGTGCTGAAAAGTCTTTTTCTGTTAAACCTAATATTAGGCACATTTCATCATCACTGAGTTTCATTCTTTCTTGAAGACCCTTGATACTGAGCATTGTGTCTTTTTTTACCTTTGCATAAACATCGTTAGCGATATTGGCCAACGACGTCACTGTATTGTTCTTTTTTTCCATAAAAATGTTCTATTTTTCTATTAATATTTTATCCTACTGATAATGGGGCTTTAATTGACGGGTAACTATTGTAGTTTTGAATTTCAAAATCGTTATATGTAAAGTCATCAATATCTTTAACATCTGTATTCAATTTTAACGTAGGTAACGTATATTTGTCAGGATCACGGGCTAATTGTTCCATTACAGCATCTATTTGATTGCAATAGATATGACAGTCGCAACCTACATAAAGTAATTCGCCAACATTCATCCCTACCACTTGAGCCAACATGTGTACCAAGAATGCCGCAGAAGCAATGTTGAAAGGCAAACCGAGAGGTACATCAGTAGAACGGCAATTTAATACACAGTTAAGACATTTCTGTCCTTTTTCATCGATTGTCACATTGAACTCATAGAGAATATGGCAAGGATAAAGTGCTGCCTCATTTACGGAATTAGGGTCATAACAAGTTAAAATTATTCTTCTTGAAAAAGGATTAGTTTTCAGTTCATTAATGACATATTTAATTTGGTCGATGTCATTACTACCGAAATGTCTCCATATAGTAGGATACATATTGCCTAGATCACCATAACGGTATATATCTCTATTGCCGAACAGCATAGAATTATCACCATCTATCTTTGAAATAAATTTATCGAACGAAATAGGTACAATTTTCTGTGTCCTAAACTCTTTAACATCGTCGTTGAAACAATCATCTAGATTATACTCATACTTATACTTATCACACAATTCGGTATAATAACGGTATGCATCCTTGTCCCATATATGGACATTTTTCTCCTTTAGATATGCGATATTAGAGACACCTTTCAAGAACCAAAGCAATTCCTCGATGATACCACGATAGAACACTTTCTTTGTAGTCAACAAAGGAAAGCCTTCTTTAAGGTTAAACCTCATTGTCTTTCCGAACAACGATAAAACTTTACCACTTCTTGTGTCTTTTTCGACACCATGTTCCAATATATCATTTAATAACGACAAGTATTGTCTGTCTACGGTATTAATGTTTTTCTCCATGACCTATATTTTTATTTCTTCTTTATTTTCATCTGTTTCATATTCGATTTTATCTACGACATTTAATGAGTATGCGATATTCATCGACTTAAATAGTGAGAACAATGATACTTTATTTTCATTTCCATGATAAATTACCTTATCACCAATTTTTAATGTAAATTCACTATTCTTCTCGTCATAATCCACCTTATACACCAAGTCCTTCATTTGCGTCTCTGAGATATTTTTCTCACTTTCAATGAAGTCATCTTTAAGTTTCGTTAATTTATCAACATCAGTATCACTAATTCGTACACCTTTATATTTCTTTATTATCGAGGTATTAACGCTCTGTCCATTTGATTGCGCTGTCTTAAAGGTAAGATAGTCATTAATGTCTACATCTTTATAAATGTAAGTTCGACCATTTTTAAACACTATCTTTAACGTCTTTGAACTGCTGTCAGGGTTGTCATAGCATTTGCTAAAAATAACATTGGAACTATCATACCAAGTGTAATCCTGATTATCCAAATATTTGTTATAAACTATCATATAGAAAAATACTTTATCTTTTCGTGTGCAAAGATACTACTTTAAATCAAAGAATTACAGGAATGATTGAAAAAAGTTTGTTAAAACATTATAATTTATATAACGACTAATGACTAATGTATTAGTATATGAGTAAAGAAATAACGAAAGAACTGAAAAATATTTTTACATATATAAAGGATGATTTATCTTCTGAGTTTCCAAAAAGCATATTAACTCCCGAATATTTTATATTGGCAGTGTTGACTAACAGAGATTGTACAGCTTATCGTATATTATCGAGAGTAATGTTAGGTGACAGTATTAATGTGATGGTATCATGGTATCAAAAATATCTGTCTGATAATTCATCACCATTAGTTGAAGGTAAGGTAACATTAGATAAAACGTTTGATGATTTTGTCAAAGATGCTGAGAAATTGTCGGATGAAACAATGTCTAACAATATCAGTTCGGCACATCTACTGTGCGCAGTATTCAAGAAGAAAAACGTCATTTCGGATAGTTTCAAGATAGTTAATGTGGGTTATCAGCAAATACATCGTTATTTGATTAATTACTACTATTCTCTCAGACCACACAAACCGTCGAATAAACCAAAGAATGATAAAGAAAACCATCAGATTCAGAAAAAGAATAATGAAACTATTAAGCAAAAGAAATTCAATACAACCGACAATAATGTAGAACGTAATACAATAAACTTAAATACTCTTCATAATGAAGGTAAATTGGATCCTTTCTATGAAGGGGATGATTTGTATAAACGAGTATTTCAAGTGTTTTCAAAAAGAAAATGTAATAATGTGGCTATTATAGGTAAATCGGGAGTAGGAAAATCGTCTTTTGCTCGTAATTTGGCATCGTTCATTGAGGAAGGAAAGGCACCTGAGAATTTTGAGGATAAAAAAGTTGTCGAGCTTGAAATGGATAAACTGTTTATGAATACAGGAATAAGAGGGGTTTTCGAGAGCAAAATGGCAAACATTATTGACGATGCAACAAAATCGGGTGAATACATATTTTTCATCGATAACTTATCTTCCATATTCAATGTTGCGAACAAATCAGAAAGCGATGTTGCGGGAATTTTCAAAAAAATAATGGAAAATAAAAATATTAATTTCATTTGTACTTCGACAAGAGAAGTATTTGATGAAATGTGTGAGGACTATTATTTCTTGAAGAATGATATACAGCCTATTATACTTGACGAACCTGACAAAGAACAGTCATTTGAAATATTAACGAAATTAAAGGACAAATTAGAAACCTTCCATAATATCAAATATGATGATGATGTCATTAAGACCTGTATTTCATTATCAAAGGATTATTTAACTGATACCCCTCTCCCATTGTCTGCAATAAACGTGATGGATGAAACTGGAGCGAAAGTCAATATCGAAACGATGAATAACGGTATATTCGATAGATTAAACGATGAAAGGGCTGAACTTATTTATCAATTTGTTAATTATAAAAATCATAATCAAAATGATACTGATTATTACGATAAATTAGACGAATTTGTAAAGAAGAGAATTGAGCTTGAAAACCGAATATCAGAAGAAATGAAAAAGGATAGATTGGATAAACAGCCTTTGATAATAAAAGATGAAGATATTAGAGAAGTCGTTTCAACCTTATCAGGATTACCTTTGGAAAAATTAAACGATAACGAAAAGGCACGTTTAAGAGTTTTGGAGGATAATTTGAAAGAAGATATCATAGGTCAAGACGAGGCGATAAAAATTATCTCCAAAACAGTGCGTAGAAAACGTATAGGTATCCGCAGCAAGGGTAAACCAATAGTATTCCTATTCGTAGGATCGACCGGTACTGGTAAAACTTATATGGCGAAGAAAATTGCAGAGAAAGTCTTCGGAGATGAAAAATATATGGTAAGGCTCGATATGTCCGAATACAACGACGAAACCAGTACGAATAAATTAATCGGTAGTTCGAGCGGTTATGTCGGATATAATGATGGTGGCGTTCTGACAAATGCTATAAAAGAAAAAAAGTATTGTGTACTGTTGTTAGATGAAATCGAAAAGGCACATACGAAAGTGTTCAATATGTTCCTTCAATTATTCGATGAAGGTAGAATAAGTGATAATAAAGGCAATGAAGTTGATTGCAGAAACCTTATCGTGGTAATGACATCGAATATTGGCGCGAGAGAAAGTCTTGAACATGGAAAACCCATAGGCTTCAATTGTGGCGATATTGAGGACAATAAAAGAAGGATAATTAATAAAGCACTTAAAAATAAGTTTTCGCCTGAATTTCTTAATCGTATAGATAATATAATTAATTTCAATACTTTAACAGAAGATAATCTCAAGGCAATTATCAAATTGGAATTGAATAAATTGAGGGCAAACATTGAAGAAATTGGTCATTCAACCGATGATAGCTTTATTAGCGACAAAATGGTTAATCTAATATTTAACAATGTTAAAGACAAGAGGGAATTCGGTGCGAGACCTATATTAAGAAGTATTGAGGAAAATATTGAGGATAAAATTACAGACCTTGTATTGGAAGGGGATGAGCCTCATATTTTTACCGAAAACGATTTTTAACATTATAATCTTGTAACTTCAGCCAAAAAGTAATATATTTGCTGAAGTTATATTTTTATGACTATTTATTAGTATGATGCTTGTGTGACAAATAGAATGAAACGCATAGTAATAAGTGAAAACAAAGAAAACGAAATAATTTCAGAATTAATTTCTGAGGCATTTTATCCAAATGCTGATAAAGTTTTGTTCATCAAGAAATACTTGGATAAAAATTTTAAGAGACAGAACTTGGATGACATTGATACAAATGGCTACCCTTGCACATCACCGTCAGTCGTAATGTTGTCAAGCAGCGGTCAACCTTTAAAGACAATGCAACCAAGCGAGTTTCTGTTATTTCTTGATGATAAATTTCATGGAATGATTTCGGATGAAAGTGACAGAAAGGAATTTTTAAAACAAATTATTAAGGATTGGTATTATAATAAAATTTCTAAAAACGGTCTGCTTTCAACCAATCACCTATGAGATGATGTAAATAATTAATTTAAACGAAAGCATGAAAAAAAGACAGTTTTTAAAGAGTATTTTAGTAGTATTGTTATTACATTTTAGTGTCATTAAGATTAATGCTGAGAAAGCGGATTATAAAAGATTATTCAACGCCATCGCACGTATTGAAAGTAAACATAATGCGAAATTAGTGAGTAAAGGTGGTAAACACGTAGGTATTTTACAGATGTCTAAAATTAGTGTTGATGAATGTAATCGAATAATAGGTAAAAAGAGATATCATTATAATGATAGGTATGATGCTAAGAAATCAGAAGAGATGTTTATGATAATACAGTCATTTCACAACAAGACTAATGATGTCGAAAGGGCAATAAGATTATGGAACGGAGGGCCGAAGGCATCGAAAAAGAAGACTGAAAAATATTATCAAAAGGTAATTAAAGTTTATAATCAGTTAAAAGGTTAATCACTTAATTAAGAAAAAAAAAATAAAGAGGCTCTAAGTAAATTTTAGAGTCTCTTTTTCTATCATATTTTTTCTTATTTTTATGTGGTCGATTAACAGCTATCCATCTACCTCCATTACGTTCCAATTCAATTTCACGATTGGCTTTCCTCATTGCTTTGATAACATCCTCTTGAATGTTACTTTTCTTCTTTTTCTTCATCATAGTCTATCTTAATTTTATTAAACATTTCGTCTAATCGTGTATATGTATTTTCGTAAATTTTTGCGTGAGGAAACCACGTGGTCTTTAGCCACGTGGAGGAATCACGACCTCCATTTTTTTTTAATAATTAT